GCCGCCCCGATGTGACGCTCTCACCGATCTGAAACCCGCGCTTGATGAAGCCTGCCGTCTGCGCGAATCCATCCAAAGAATAAGAGACGGTTTTGGCTTTGATTATGTCTTTATCAGCCTCAGAGAGCGTGGTGGTACTGATTGAAATGGATTCGTAAATCGTCACCAACTGAGGCCGAAAAAAAGTCAGCGTTATCGGGTTACCCTTCGGAGTAGCCGTAAGACCGGTAACCTTATAGGCATCAAGATCAGTACGTTCAGTATTGTCCCCACATCCTGGAGACTTTACGGAAGCAAACGCAGCGAGGATATGAGCATCTGCGCCACCATCGACGATGAGCATAATGGACCTCGGCAACAGCCCGTTGGAATCGGGGGTTGAGCGATCATTTTCATAGACTCTGACCTGTTTGACGCCACTCACGCTGTAGATTGCCGAGTACAGCGCGTCAATCACATTACTTGAGCGCGAGGCAACGGCGGCGTTGCGCCGAAACCGGTAGTTTGAGTCGCTTTCTTTTCCTTTGCCTATTGATGCCGCTGCGGCATTGGTCACGCCGGTCACACCGGCCGGCACAGAGCCGTAGAGTGATGAAAGCTCACCCACGTTGGCTGCTTGTGCACCCGCGGTGGTACAGGTAACGCCTATGCTAGTCGTTCCACTAGCATCAATGGTGGTCGCACCATCTGTTGCCCACAGGCTATCGGTGAGCGTATTGCGTAGCAGGGTTTTAGTCGGAATTACAGCCCCGACGTTCCCTTTGAAGGTCACATTGCAGGTGGAATATGTAGCAGCCTCTCGCGGAATATTATTGATGGCACCAATTCGGTCAAGTTGGAGACCAACGGCGCTATTTGGGTCCAGCGCGTTGTAGGTCGCCGGTATGAGCTCATCCAAATTGCCCAGCGTCTCTGCCCATATTTGAAGCGCCATACCGTCCGGGGAAGCGGTGTCAAGATCCCACGCAGGATCAATGTCCAGGTACAAGCTCTTGAGCTTCGCCAGGTATTCCTGGGTGGTAGTCAGGGTGACGCCGCTATTGGTAACTGTCGCCATGGATTACTCCGATGAGGTGTGGATGACGGTAGCGGCAAGGCCGCTTGCATTGGTGACCGTTAGCGATACGGCATAGGTCCGCGTTCGACGATTGACGTCAAGGCTGAATGCTGTGATTTGAGCGACACGAGGAGACTGAAGCACCGATTGTTTTATCAGGATCTCCAGAAGCGCAGGGTCGGTTTTCCCGAGCATTCCATCGAACCAAGGCGTTCCCTTGGCCTGATTGAGAAAATCTTCAGTGCGTATCTGGCGCAGTGCATAAACGACGCTGGCCGCCAGCTCTTCTTTTTCATGCAGGAAGGTGCGAGCACCGCTCGTTACCAGATCGGTGCCATCGAAGTTTCTGATCATTGAAGCTCTCGCTAATGTGGCACCAGGGTGTCCAGCTCAGTGTTGCCGCCCGAATCCTTACCCTGTGAATGCACGTGTGTGGCGCCGATGTTGACGCCATTGTGGGAAAGCCCAGACGATGACAATACGAGATGCTGACCGCCGACTGTCATGGTGATGGATCCCTTCGTTGCAACGATTGATGTGCCATCGACTTTCAAGTCGATAGCACCATCAGTTGCTGTAATTGAAACAGAGCCGGATTTGTTCGCGATCCCTGCCCCGATATTGGGCATGGGCGAAAAAGAGGTTTTAGATGAGCGGACACCTGGCTGAAACATGGCGTCGGTCTTGTCGAACATTCGCAGACTTACCGGTCTTACTGACCCACCACTACTGAGCCACTCATCTATGCACCGCTGCGAAAAGTGAGCCCATCCCTCATCCCCATTACTTAAGGCCGAAAAAAAGGCCCACGATTGTGAGCCTGGAAATCCAACGGGAACATCGGTGAGTATTGCCAAATCAGTCCATACGCCTTTCTGCCGGCGCTTGATCCCCAGCTGAAGTTGGGCCCGCTGACTACCTGGGTCATACGCAATCAAGGTTGCGGGCATGCCTGTGTATATTTTAGCGATACCACTCTTGAATGACATGTTCAATGCATCAGTAAGCTCAAGGTGACGATCAACCATTGTCATCTCCCGTAGTGACCGGATTGTGATTTACACCATTAACAAATCCCTGAACCGAGGTCGACCACGTCTCTCCGTAGAAGTCGCCCACGTGAATGATAGAGCTTGCATAATAGCGGCCCGACTTAGTTTGGGTGAACTGCGTTTGATCCATGGTATTAGCGCCTTGCGCGGAAACCACGCTATACCGACTTTTCACGACAATTTCATCGCCAGGGCATAACTTTGGGTTGAGGCGTGTAACCACATTTACCGTGGGTCCGGTTGTGAATAGAGGCGAGCCCTCCATGCCGTTTTCCGCTGATATTTCATGAACTACACCGCTTCCGTGGGCCGTCCCAGGAATTATCAGCACCCTGTCTGCTAGCCTATAAACGAAGAAGCCGTGGGAATCTCCAAGATTGTCCAGGGCTCTATAAGATCGCTCGGAAATTGAAAGTCTTTGGACTCGTCCGAGGGAGGGCCAGAACGTATTCTCTGTCGAGTCAACCGGCGGAACAAAGGTGACCGGGACGCCGAGACTCGAAGCGATTTCGCTGACGATGTCACAGACTCGCGTGCCGGCCCCCCAGGTGGTGTTAGTGTGGGCCAAAGACTCATCCCTGCCAAACATTGAGCAATACAACAGCAGATATTGATCTGCGCCGTATTTCCCCTTACTGGGAGTGAAGACATTTCCATCGAAGAGCGTGTCATAGCCACCTACGTACCCAGCCACCAACTTGACCCTATCGTACTTGGAGATAATCTGATCCATTGAGGCCATATTAAGGCCGTAAAGCGTGATCTCTGCCGTACCCTTTACCGCATATGGATAATAGCTGACACGAAACTGTATCTGAACTGGAGCGGTTATCTTCAGGTATTCACCCGAGGTACTGGAGTAAAGCTTTACCTCGTAATAGCGTCCATATAGCAACGTCACGTTCAATACTCCCAGGTCAGTGTGTTGCTGATTCCAAGGTTAGCTACGGTAGCCGCCTCCCCCCTGAGAAACAGCGATCCAACACCAAGCTGCAGGCCAGACAACAGATCCATATTTGGATGTAGGCCGCGCCCTTGAAATACAGGTGCTCCAGTTGAGTCGTACATACACACCACGTAATAGGAAAATCGTGTCAACCAGCGGACGTTGAATGTGTATACATTGCTTCCAAGTGCAGACTGGAAGGTGAAATAGCTGTAACCGCTAGGCAGCGATATGATTTTTGTCGTCATGTAGGAACCTGCATGCCAACGTTTGCCGTGCTCTGACCCTGAGTGGATTCCGTCCCACTACCAAGCAGGACATTAATAGAGCCGGTCCCTGTATTGGATATTATGAGCGGCTGAACAAGGTCGATCTGAAAGATCCCGCCTAGCTCTGAGCGCTTGTCGATGACGTTTCGGACTCCAACGATAACCACGTTTTTGTAGGTTTCCTTGGTGCCCACGAAGTTCAGCAGCGCTCCGGTTGCTTTCAGTTTGTGCAGCGCATTCTTGGTGGTTGTTGATCTTGTTGCATAGGTGCTCGCAAGGCTTGCCCCCATACCGAGCCCTATCACTGCCAGCGCAGAAGCTGGAAGGTGTGAGGCTGCGATACCTGTGACCCCACCTATAAGTGTTGACCCAGCCACATTCGCGGCGCTCGATGCTTCCGCCATCAGTACCTTGAAGGGGTTATCGCTGACGCCTACAGTGATCGTAAGCATTGTCGGAAACTGTACCGCGTGGTCGGAAGCAATCGCCCCACTCTCCAGGGGATACTGTGAAAGTCGGGCTGAGGCATATTGCATCTCCGACAACACGGCATCAAATATCAAAGGCGAAAGCCCATCCCCCCCAAGCGTGGGTACTTGATTCATGAAAATTGCAGCAATGCTCATTGGTCAAGATCCATGCTGTAGTGGGACTGCGTGATGGTCAGCTGACCCTGAAGTTGCTGATTGAGGGCCTTGATAGCCTCGCTAGTCACCTGATGCGGATCGGTCGATCCACGAGCATCAATGTGAATAGTGTGGCCTTCTGGAGCGCTCTGCTGGTTCTGCGCAGGAGTTATGCTTAGTGGCGCGGGGGGATTGGCAACCATGTTGTAGGTCTCTGGCGCACCACCCGGCAGCATCGCACCATCTGAATGGCGTACTAAAGGGCGTAAGCGTGGAAGCGCAGAATCCAATATCTCCATATTTCTATGGACTGTAGCAAGGTAGCCAGAAGTCTCCGATGGCAAGTGATCATGCCACGCATCCTTGTTCGCTCTGAGATCCTTATCAAGGTTTCCAGGCCCCCAGTTGTAAGCAGCAAGCCCCTTATCGGTATCTCCATAGCGTTTAATCATCGCCATAAGGTAATCACTGCCATGCTTGGCTCTCTGCTCTCTCGTTGCATTTGCCGAAAGCGGTGACAAGCCAAACCCAGGGTCTGCGGCGGTTCCTGGCATAACCTGACTGATGCCGAATGCATGTTTTCCCGAAACTGCCGAATTATTTCCAGCTGACTCGGCCTGCATCATCGCAAGGCTTAATCGCCCGTTTGGGGTTTCGCGATACTTTTTTGCTAAAGGATCCTGGCTCAGCATCCAAAGGTTTTTGATACGGTCGTCATGGGCGCCGAGGTAGCCTTTCACTCCCCCAGAAACGGCGTCATAACCTTTCCCTGCAAGGTTTTTTACGAAACCAGGAACGTGATCGACCACCGTTCCATAATAACCGCCAACAACCCTTTTATAGGCCCCGGCGTATGCGCCAATAATGTCGCCTTTTGCTGCGGTGTTGTAGGTATCGAGGGCGAGCTTAGCGCCAGGAACATCAGATTCCTTCAATATCCCTACAGCCCCCTTCACATCGCCATCTTTAAGTTTTTGGGCGAAATCACTTGCTTTATCTACCAGCCCACCCTTTGAAAACATGCCATTCACCCGATCAACAAACCCCGTCAGCGATGGGAGAACCTCTCTGCCCAGCGAATTCGTCAGCTTGTCGAATTCCTTGCCGAGCAATGCCATGGCTGCAGCGTGCTCCTGAGCTGCCTTTACATCATCATTGTTCGGGTTAGAACCCGGCACGTTGTACTTTTCCATCCCCGCCCTGTAATCACCAGTCACAACCCTAACGGCATTCATATCCAGTCCGAGAGAGCTTCCAATTCCTTGCCGCTTTAGGGGGTCGTTAGTGCTGCGAAGCTGCCGCTGTATGATGTCCAACACCTCAAGCGGCTTCTTACTTTGAGAGCCAGCAAAGTCTCCGGGGACCGCGCCGAATAGCGCCTCCCCCAGCGGCATTTCTCCATGTGATGCGCCTAGCTGTATTTTTTTCGCGGCTGCAAGGAGCTGAGTGCCAACTCCATCATTTCCAACAATTGATTTGCCATAACTATTGAGATTGTTGACGTCCGCCATCGAAACGTTTAGGTCTTGAGCATTGTTGTTGGTTTCTAAGACGCGCCCGGAAAACATGCTGGCATTGGTGATCAGGCCGCCAATACCCGCGGCAGCCATGGCCAAAGGACCACCACCAGCCATCATCGAAAACATGCCGCCCGCCAAAGGCCCCATGCCGGTGGCAGAGGCGCCACGAGAGAGGAGCGCTACGGCAGCCTGTGTCTCCTTGCGAAACCCAGCCATCTGTTGAGTAGCTGAGCCCAGGCGGCTTTGCAAAACGCCGAGAGAACGAGGGGTGCGACCAACGGTTTTATCGAATTTATCAACGTATTGCTCCAGGCCCTTGGCGTTCTGGCCAACCGTCGCCATGTTCTTGCCAAATTGGTCGACCCCATTTTTGCCCCGCTCGCGAGCAGCTCGATTAATGGCATTATCCAAGCCGTTCACCGCTTTGGTGCCATTGGTGAAGCTGGCCTGGTCAACAGCGATCCCAAGCTTTACAAGCAGCGAGTCGATGTATTCGTCAGACATTTACTTTTCTCCAGGCCTAAAAAAGCCCCGGCTGGCGGGGCGATAACTAGTACGAAACTGAGGTTTAACGCGATACGCCGCCAGCAATCACTGCTGGAAGCCCTGACCGAAGCTTGTCTGCCAGCCTGGCCCGCCGGGCTTTTTCATGTCCGTCGAATCCGAAGTCCCCGAAGCCGCACCGAATGGTTCGCAGATCCATCTATTCAACAATCAGTTGAATAGAGCACCTTTTTTGGTACACTCCACCCATGAATAAAAAACCACCGACTTTGAGCGTTAACTTTTTCTGCACGGAAGCGGGCAACGAGCCCGTTCGCGAATGGATTACCGCTCTTGCCAAGGACGACAGAAAAGCCGTCGGTACCGATATTAAGACAGTTCAGATTGGGTGGCCTATAGGCATGCCAGTAGTCCGCAAAATGGGGGATGACCTTTGGGAGATCAGAATCCACCTGAAGGACGGCATTGCACGAGTTCTATTCACTGTTGTGGGCAGTACGATGGTTTTGCTCCACGGATTTATCAAGAAAAGCGACAAAACTCCTGCGACTGACTTGGAAGCTGCCAAGAAGCGCAAAGCTGCACTGAAGAGGAAAAAGTAATGAACCAGCATATCGGCTCTGATTTCGACGACTTCCTTTCTGAGCAGGGACTGGCGGAAGAGGTTTCTGCTGCTGCTCTCAAGCGCGTTATCTCTTGGCAGATTGCCGAGACAATGAAGGCCCAGCACGTAACCAAGAAGGCTCTGGCGGAGCGCATGCACACCAGCCGCACCGCAGTTGACCGCGCGCTGGATCAGAACGATGCAGGAATGACGCTAGCCACTCTCGCCAGTGCCGCCCGCGCACTCGGTCAGCGAGTAGAGGTCCGTCTTGTCCCTGAGCGCGAAGAACGCTCCCTTGCCTGAAGCCAGCGTACTAGCCCGCCGAGTGCGGGCTTTTTCAGGTGCGCTGATTGAGGCGATCAACACGAATTTTCATCGATTGCCCGCAGCGCTCATCACCCGCTCATACATGCCATCAAGCTCATCGAGCACATTGTGCATCTCGATCACATCACCCAAATCCAAAGAGCCGTCAATCATCTGCTCGTAGCGAGCCAGTGGCGCCTTGCATGCAGCAGAGGCCACGCACGGACGCCAGAGAAACCAGTTGGTTTTGCTTATGCTCCGTCCTTCGGCTCTTCTTCGCCGGGAGGGAGCAGCTCGAAAAAACCCTTCAGGTTCTCCCTGAGCACCTTAGCCACCAATAAATAGTAGAACTGGATGTTGTCCTGAAACAGGTTGGGGCCGATCGGGAGGATGAGGTTCCCTTGACCATCGTCACGCTTGATCAGTTCATCAGCCCCGTTGCGCAGCGCCAAGGTCGTCAGGCGCTGTACGGCGTCGAACGGCGCACGCAGCAGGGCAAACACAAGCTCAGCATCACTGGAGGGGGTCTTGTCGTTTAGATAGGAAATCAGGCCGACATTCACCGCCAGATGTAGCATTTCTTCCTGGGCTTTGGCTGGTGCCGTGGCGCCGCCGTATTGAGCGTTACCGATTTGCAGAGAAATTGAACGAGCCATGGTAATCCTTAGAAAAAGCGGGCGCCGAGACGCCCAAACAGTGGGCTAGTGTTCTTCGGAGTCGTTGAACTCAAAGATAAACTGTTCATCGGAAGCGCTCGCTTTACCGCCACGCCCGAGCTGCCCACGATTTACTAAAATGCCGTTGAAAAACGCGACGCTCTCGCTTGCGCCTGACTGACTGAACATGCCGAAGAAATCGACACGTGACTTATCGAGAGCAATGATCTGTCGCGCCTCATCGGCACCTGGCATCAGATGGATGGTCAGGCGCTTGGCGCGAGTCACGTTGTCGAGCCGTACCGCCTTGCCACCAGTACCGCGCTTAAGTACCGAGCGAGGTTCAATATCCTCGATCACAATGGGCGGGTCAGCGTCACCAAATGAGCTGATAGTGATGCCGTTGATCGACAGGTTGGCGCCAGCGGCTCCGTAGTCAAACATTGCCATGTACTGTTACTCCACGTAGAGGCTGACTGGGATGAAATGCGCTGCGCCATCGCGCAACACATAGACGTTCAGCACGGGGTATTTTCGTTGTTGTCGCTGGGCAGTGGTCATACGCTCGATTTCGGCTGGATCATTGTTAATCCAATAGCCGTTAGCAAGGTAGCGCTCCTTGCCGGTATCGGGATCCACGATATAACCGGCACCGAGGAAGCCATTCTCGAAGTACTGCTTGCAAACGTTGCCGGCCGACGTGATGGCGCCAGCGAAGTTCTTGGCGTCTAGGCCGCGCTTTGTCTGAGGCTGTACCAGCCAATTGAAAAGCCCCACCTGCAGCGCATTGCCCAACATATCCACGCCCACGACATCATCGATCCACTCGCCATAAGAGGATGGAGAGGTGGTATTCATTGCCATACAGCCGGTGGCATTGCCACTGGATACGACCTTGGAAAAGTAGACGCACTTCTTGGACTTTAGAATGCCGATCGCGGTAGGTGATAGTGAGTCGGCAGTGACGCCCAGCAGATTCTGGTATTCGCCAGTAATTGCCGTATTACGACCGGCCGGGTTCCATTTCGTGAACTTTCCGGCCAAGGCATTCATCGGATAGCCCTGAGTATCATCGCCCTCCAACGTAGAGGGGGCTCGGAACCCCATGAACAGATGCCGGGAGCCTAAACCTGAGATCATTGACACCAGATCAGTGGTTGACCCCGGCGTGACTGCGGCGGCATCGCTGATATTTACCCATACCGCACGGTTTGCGCTATCAGACCATTTCGCTAGATTCGCGACGTTATCGGTAGTGATGTCGTCGTTTTTGAAGAACTGGTTGTAGCGCCACACCCCAGATGCATCAAGCTGCGCGGCAACAGTGGCTGGGTCATCGTCGTAGCTCGACTTCATGAAGACCGTGAACGTTGGCGAGCGCGTTTTGTTGGCGAAGTATGGCGCCGCCAGATTGTAGATTTCAGAGTCGGTGCCGAAATCGGCGATGATGTTTGTAAGAGCGGTGTAATCGCGGTACGTGTTGACCGGGAAAACTACCTCGTTGGCCAGGTCGCCTAGATCGGCAAACGCCACCGAACTGGCGAAGTCCGCGCTTGCAAGTCCAGACGAGGAGATCGACACCGACACGGGGACGATGCTGGAGATATCAACTGCCATTGTATTGTCCTGATTGGAGTTTCTGTTGTGTCATGGCGTCGGTTACTTCGAGCGTGAAGCCCGCGGCGCGCAGGACGGCGTAGGTGGTTTCAACTTCGGCATAGAGGGTTAGATCGCACTGGTAGCGCGGCTGAATACCGGCGTTTTGCAACGCCGTGAGGTTTCTCGGATTGCTCGTTCTGAACCAGCCGATCTTGTTTCTGCGCAACAGCGAAATCACGTCTGGGCGGAAATTTCCGTTGGGAAAACTCAGCACCGCCGTTCCGGCACCCTCGTTGAATAGGTTCACTGAGAGTTGAAAAACCATCGTTGTGCGCATGGTTGTGCTGTAGTCGGTCCATGCCTCAAGGCTCGGAACTACCGGCTCAACCGCTGGAACATCTGTGTGGCTGAAGGTTGGCCAGCCGTATGCCCGTATAGGAACCAACAAGTAGGAGCCAGAAAGCTCAGTCCCACCCGGCATTGGTCGACCCTGATTGGCCAGGATGACCCTGTTGCTGGCAGCGCCGGAAAGTAGGCAAACGAGCTGATGAAGAGTGGGGTTGAGTTCGTTTATGTCTCTCACCCGGCCCCCCTATAGCGCTCGACAATGGCGCGGCAGTAGCTTCGCCAAGGCCTGTTGTCGCACTGACGAACCCGCCATTGACGCATCGCCAAGCCATCTGAAAACTCCAGCAGGTCGGCAAACTCCCCCGAGTCATCCGGACTCAGTAGCGTCCCATCGTTCAAGTGAATGACGCGCCAGTCCTGCGGGTTGAAAGCCCCTGAGGTAGACATCATTGGCTCGACACTTTTAGGAGATGCCTGCTGGATATTCACCAGCTTCAGCTCAGATCTTGTCGGCTCTCCAGCGTCCTGCCACGTACCGCCAGGGCCCGTGTAATCGCCAGTCGTCGTTCGAACCAGCCACACCCCGCCTTTGGGCGTCGAGTTGAATTCTGTGTCGATATGCCCTTCCATTGTGAGCATGGTTAACTCTCCACTCGATAGGTGATCTTGCTGACCAGGATGCCGTGGTCGATTAGCGGCTTGCTGGAGCCTTTTTGCCGGATTGTTGAGTCAGCGTTTGGCGGGTCAATACCCTCCTTGATTGCATCTCGACAGAAACCGGAAGCTCTGGCTCCAAGCTGATGAAGGCCATTGAGCAGAGTCAGCTCACCCGAGATGATCTTTGGGATAATTGCCCTCCAGACCTTCTTGATGTCCTCC